ATTAACTCTGCTTAGAAGTGATAGAAATTCTAGATTACAAGAAACAGATTTTTATGCTTTGTCTGATGTAACTATGTCTGATGCAATGAAAACATATAGACAAGAGCTGAGAGATATTACAGATGGAATAGTTACTGTAGAGCAAGCTAGAAAAGTAGTATGGCCAACTAAACCAGGATCGTAAAATGGGATTAATTAAAGCACAGTTTAATCCAGGTATAGATAAGCAAACCACAACTTATGGTGCTGAGGGAGGATGGATTGATTCTAAGAATGTTAGATTTAGAACTCAAATGCCAGAAAAGATTGGTGGTTGGACAACTGTAGTTACAGAAACTATTGTTGGAGTTGTTAGAGGATCTTTAGCTTGGCTTACTTTAGAGGGGACTAAACACTTAGCTTTAGGAACTGATAGAAAGTTATATGTTTATATAGAAGGTCGTTTTTACGACATTACACCACTTAGACTTGAAGCCGCGTTAAACGGTCCGTTTGCAATGGTAAGTGGGTCACCTGTAGTTACTGTTACACACACTTCTCATGGAGGGAGCGAAGGTGATTTTGTAACCTATGATTCTTTCTCAACTGCTCAAGGACTGGATATGAATGCTGAGTTTGAAGTTACAGAGGTTGTCGATGCTAATACCTATAAAGTAACTCATACAAGCAATGCATCTGGCACAGCTGGTTCCCAAGGTGGAACGGGGAACTCGAAGCATCAAATATCGGTTGGCACTGCAATATCAGAATATGGTTTTGGATGGGGTACTGGAGCGTGGAACGCTGGAACATGGAACACTCCAAGAACATCTTCTAGTGTTACTCTAGATGCTACTTATTGGTCTTTTGATACTTTTGGAGAAGACTTACTTGCGCTTAGAAGTGATGGTTCTTTATATCGTTGGGATGCTTCCGTAGGCACTTCAACAAGAGCTGTTAAAATATCTCAAGCTCCAAGCACAAGTAGAAAAGTTTTAGTTTCTTCTCCTGATAGACATATTTTTTTATTTGGAACAGAAACAACAATTGGATCAGCAAATACGAAAGATGACTTGTTTTTAAGATTTTCTTCTCAAGAGGATTATACCACATGGGCGCCAACTTCGACTAACTCTGCAGGTTCTTTCAGGATTCAAGATGGTTCTAAAATTGTAACGGCTGTTAGATCAAGGGGATCGATTCTTGTTTGGACAGACACAGCTCTACATGCTTTAAATAATATTGGTCCTCCTTTTATATTTGGTTTAAGCCAAGTTGGAGCAAACTGTGGCGCTGTTTCTGCTAATAGTGTTGCTGATGTAAATGGTACTACTTTTTGGATGAGTCAAACTGCATTTTATCAATTTGATGGTGCAATTAAAAAATTAGATTGTACTGTGCAAGATTATGTGTTCGATGATATTAACTCAACCGCGTACAATCAAATATGTATAGGGGTAAACGTAGATTTCAATGAAGTGACTTGGTACTATGCAAGTGAGGGTGAAGACTATTTAGATAGAAGTGTTACCTATAATTATATGGAAAATGTATGGTATACTAATGATGGCTTTACTAGAACATCCTGGGTTGATAGAGGTGTTTATCCTAAACCTTATGGTACTAAGTATGTCGCAAACGCAAATGCAACTGCTCACACTATTTTAGGATTAACAGCAGGGGCATCTACTTTATATTCTCATGAAACTGGAGTTAATGATGACTCAAGTGCAATGGAATCTTATATAACTTCAGGAGATTTTGATATTGAAGAAGGAGATCAGGTATTCTTATGTTCAAGGGTTATTCCTGATTTTAAAAATCAAGTTGGGAATACTGTTGTTAAAATAGAATTTGCAAATTATCCCGCTAGTACTAGTACTAGATCTTTTACTTCAACTACTACACCTACAACTAAATATTTCTCTGTTCGTGGAAGAGGAAGACAAGCAAATTTAAAAATTTCTAGTACTGAATTAAATACTAACTGGAGATTTGGAACCGTGAGATTAGATGTTAAAGCGGATGGTGCAAGATAATGGCTAGAATTAACATTACTAGATTACCCTTACCTCAAGATGAGTTTGATAGACAACAACAAGATATTTTAATTCGTGAATTAGAGAATATAATAACACAATTAAATTTTACATATCAACAGGACGTAAAAGATGAACTTTCAGCAAGGACTTGGTTTTTAGCATGAGTGATGTATATAAAAACAGAAGTGTTGATCTAACCACAACTAACCCAACGGTTGTATATACTGTACCAACAGCAGATGTTTCTACTGTACCACCACAAAAACCGGTTCAAGCGATTGTTAAGTCAATTAGAGTATGTAATGATTCTGGAGGGGCTATTACTATTACCTTAACTAATACAGATGCGAGTGTTGGGGGAGATATTAAAATTGAAAATGCAAAATCAGTAGCTGCAAATACTGCTTATGAGGTATTAAGTGCTCCGCTGGTTTTAGAAAATAGTGATATTATAAAGGCAACAGCAAGTGGAGGTAATGCATTACACGTAATATTATCAGTGTTGGAGATAACATCGTGAAAAAAGTACAAGACTCTAAAATTCTTGGTTATACTACAATTGAGGGAAAACAGGTTCCAATAGTTAGACCAGAAGTTCATGAGAGAATCTATTGTAAAAACTGTGAGAATGAGGTAGATTCAGAAGAACAGGCGATAGGCACCTGCTCCGATTGTGGCCAAGACTGGTCCGTTCATAAAGCCAAAGATATACATGTAAAAGTAGTACAGATCCCCATGGGATCAGGGACAGGGTAAATAATATGGATTGGGACGATTTTAAAGATAAGGTATACGGAGTCACCGATGAAATAGGTGATTGGGTTCCAAGAGAATTTGCTGAAGTTGCTCCGTATGTTCTTCCTTTTGTTGCACCTTATGCCGGTGAAGGTATTACTCAAGCACTAGGACAAATAGCTTCATTCAAAACGAATGATGGTAGATTTGATCCTTACACAGGTCTGTCAATACACGGAGCAGCCAACAGTGCAAAAGCTAGAAAAATAAAAGCAGCAGGTAATACTTGGGGTCAGAAGCTGGGTTCGGGTATTGCTGATACAATTGAAGGAGCTGACTGGTATGATGAAAAAGGTTTGTCAGGTAGACTAGCTCGAGGGTTTGATCCTAATCAGTCTATGTTTAAGCAAGATGTTATGGTACCTATAGGAGGTAAATTTGAAAATGAGTTTGAAAAAAAAATAAAAGATCAAGGACTAGTAGAGGGAGAACATTATTATATAGATGAAAAACATGCTTTGGAACCTTGGCAAACGAAGGATCAGTATTATATCAAAAGCTATGAAGAAAACCCTTACACTGCTTTTCAGAATGCAGGTTATGGTGACATAATGAGTGGCGATGAAAGCTTTTGGACAGATGAGTATCTGCACGGTGAACGTCTAAGAAAACCTACCCTTGCGGTGGACGACGAAACAGGAGAGTATGTAATAGAAGAGGGCACAGGAAATATGCCCGACTGGATGAAAGATGACTATTTATATAATGCAAATGAATTTGGAAAAGAGGCGGCAGATAACGCTTTAGCAGAAAGAAATCAGAAGAGACTTCTTCCAAGAGGAAACAAAGGAGAAAAGAGTGTTTTAGCTCAAGCACGAGACCAAGCTGCTGATAGCTATCTACCTGGTTTTACAGACGCAAATGGCAATTTTAATTTAACTAACACTACAGCTACTCTTGCTTCAGTATATACTCTTGGAAGTATGATGAAAATTCAAAAAGAGTTAAGAGAAGATAGAAGATTAGAAGAAGCAGAAAAAGGTAAAATTTGGCATGAATACTTTAAACAATGGGAAGACATTGGTGGTGAAAGCTACATGGAAGTCCCAGCAAACTTAAGAGACCCTTTCTTAGAAGATATGTATAGACAATATGCTGCAGAAGGAGGAAGAATAGGTTATAATATGGGTGGTGGAATATCTAATATAGTACCAACTCCTGCAGGAATTCCACAAGGAATGCAACTTGATGGTAGAGGTGGCGCCTTTATAGAACAAGGTATAGAAGAAAAGGCTGATGACGTTCCTGCTATGTTATCAAAAAATGAATTTGTATTAACCGCTGATGCTATGAGAGGTCTTGATAAAATGATGGGTGGATCAGGTGATCCAAGAGCAGCAGCTAAAACTATGTATCAAACTATGAATCAATTAGAGGCAATGGCATAATGACAACACAAACAACACAAGTAATACCTCCAGCGCATGTCGGCCAGATAGGTATTGATTTTGCCCAATCTTTCTTAGGCACTCAAGGACTGGACGAATCTCCATTCTACGTTGATCCCGCTTCGTGGACCGGGCAAGATTTTGTAGCAGCTCAGGATCCTCT